TGTAGTACGTGTTTTGCCCAAGATTTGACATCCGCAACGTTGAATGATGTGGCTGCACATGGTGGACCTATTAGGTGCTTGGGGCTTGTTGGCCCTGCCCCATTGTCATGGAATTTTATGGTAGGGGACTCTGTTAAGGTAGGGTTTGCCCAGGGTCGTACCATGCAGAATATGGTTCAGACCATGTGTAACACTTACAACATCCCTTATGAACGTGCCACCAGCCGCTATTACGGGCTTACCACGGCACAGAAGCGCACAAAATACGTATTTATACAGTTTGAGAAGAATCAGGGAATGACTGAGCAGCAATGCTTCAAGGTTCATGCTGATTATACTGAGGCATTGACGACAAACACTCTTACGTCCGTGACTTTGCAAGCACAGATTGATACTGGTTTGGCTGCTAATGCTCTTCGCAAGCAATACGAAGAAGGGGCTTTGATTCTGTTCCCAGACTGAGGATTTTTCGACGAAAAATATAAATTTGGACCTACTTTCGTTTTAGGGCATTTTTTGTATTACTATATATGTAAGGAGCATGAACAATGATTAGTAGACAATTGGTTGTAACGGCAGCAGCGAAGAGTCTAACGACTCTTCTTGGACAAGCAGATAGTATTCATTGCACCCTCGTCATCATGCAGGCACCCAGCGGTAATGCTGGAGTTGTTTATTACGGATGTGCAGATGAGCAACCCATGACGTTAGCGGCTGGGAGCAGTGCCCAAGTACCTTTGTCGAACACTTCAGATTTGTGGCTGAAGGGAACTGCTTTGGATTTGGTAAACGTTTTCGTGGCTACCGGGGAGATTTAAAATTGACCGTCCCCTGCACTCAAGAAACGCAAATCAGAGACATCCACGAAGCCTTGGTGGGCACACTTACAGAGCCAGGACTAAGAACTTTGGTTGCAAATATGGCAGACACTGTTGTGAAAATTGAACACACCGTTTTTGGAAATAGCCGCGCCGGGCTTGTTGAAATCGTAAATGGTCTCGTAGAAGATCGTCGCCGTAAAAAAGATAGTAAGGGCGAGTGGGTAATCATTGTTTCGTTACTAATCACAAACGCCGTAGCACTGTTAGTCCCGTTTTTGGGGAAACATCCATAGAAAGAGGGAAAAATTTTGGCTTACGGATACATGATTTTTTCAGAAACACACGGCGCGGGGCGGGTATACTTCGGCATCACGAGTAAGAGTATTTCTTCACGATGGAAAGAACATGTGTATGAGTCCTTAACAAGGTCTAAACAATACTTGCACAGGGCAATGAAAAAATATGGGGTTGAAAATTTCCATGTGCAACAAATGTTTGAACATGAAGATATTGTTGCCTGTAAGCAATGGGAAATAGATACCATAAAATCCTCACGTAAAATAGGTCTAAAACTCTATAACTTGACGGACGGGGGAGACGGTTGTGCAGGTTATAAAATGTCGGACGCAGAAAAACAAAAATTGAGTAAACGTATGATGGGGCACACATTATCCGCAGATGCACGGAAAAGAATTGCAGACGCACGAAGAGGTGTACCTCGTTCCCCAGAAACACTGGCTAAGATGGCCATCGCAAGTACAGGTGTACCATGCTCCGAATCTGCAAGACGTAAAATATCAGAAGCACTCCGTGGTATTGTTCGGTCAGAGGAAACCCGCCAGAAAATGCGAGAAGCATGGGCACAACGCAAGGCAGGAAAATTAGCAGTACCAACACTGGAAAGACAATAAGATGCACGACCCATTTTTGCACCCGTTAAAATCGCTTTTTGCAGAAAAAATTTCCGAAGGCTTGACCCGCGCAGGGGTCAAGAGTTGCTCAAAATGGGCGGAAACTTATAGGATTATGGACAACGGTCCGTGGGTAGAGGGTGCATTTCCGTGGGAACGCAAAGAACATAAACAGATTTCTAACTGGAGTTTTGAATTATTTCCTTGGCTCAAGGAGATGCACAATTGTAAAGCAGAGATAATGTGTTCGCAAAAGTGTGCACAGATGGGCATGACGGAAGCGGCTTTAAACAAAACTTTTAAAGCAATAGATATTGACCGAAAAAGCGTACTTTATTTGCTCCCCACATCTGGGTCAGCACACAAATTTTCCGCCTCTCGTTTTGACCCATGTCTTTCCTTGAGTCCCCATCTAAAAAACTTATTTTCGGATGTTAAGAATAAGGCGCACAAGCAGGCTGGTACTGCTGCAATTTTTTTTCGCGGAACGCAGGTTAGGGATGGTCTAAAATCTGATCCTGTTGATTTGATAATCTTTGACGAATTAGACGAGATGCCTGCTGACATGGTTTCTCTCGCGTTTGCGAGAACTTTGGGAAAGGCAGCAGGAACATACCAAAACTTTCTGTTGTCAACACCCAGTATTTCTGGAAAGGGTATAAACAAGTATTTTTCAGAAAGTGACCAGCGACACTTTATGTTTAAGTGTCCCCACTGTGGTAAAATGACAGAACTTGTTTACCCAGAATGCCTTGTGGTAACTGCGGAAGATTTTACTGATCCTTTGATTAAGAACTCCCATCTAATATGTAAGGAATGCAAAAAAAAGTTAGAGCACCTTGATAAGAGGAACTTTCTGCGCGATGCAATTTGGGTTCCAACAGTACCCGGAAGACTATCAGCGGGATACGCAATAAACCAACTTTACTCTTGTCGCTCACACCCATCTCGTATAGCCGAGCAAGTGTTAAAGGCTATATATTCACAATCTGATGAGCAAGAGTTCTACAATTCATATTTAGGGCTTCCGCGTGAGGTAGAAGGTGCTCGCTTAACTAATGCTCAGATTGATGCTTGTGTGAGAAATTACAAACAGGTGCAGGCTTCTAAACCGGGTTCTTTTGTAACGATGGGAGTTGATGTAGGAAATATCCTACATTACGTTGTTTTGGAATGGGCGTTCAATGGGAATGTTACCACAAAAGATATAAATATGATGTCATCCGCCACATTACTAAAGGAAGGAAAGACAAGAAACTTTGAAGACCTTTCAGAATTGATGCACCGTTATCAAGTTCGTTTCTGTGTAATTGACAGCCAACCTGAGGTTAGAAAGGCAACGGAGTTTGCTAAATCTTTCCCCGGAAGAGTAAAAACCTGTACATACGCAAGTGGCTCAACTGGTACGGAAATAAAAGTAGGTAAGACAGACCCTTGGCGTGTAAACGTGGATAGAACTTCATTCATAGATATGATGTATGGGCGTTTTAGGACTGACCGTATAATTCTTCCACAAGACCTATCCCAAGAATACAGACAACACCTAACATCGCTTGTCCGCGTTTATAAAACGGATTCCAGTGGAAATGCGGTGGGACGCTATGAAAAGCCAGATAATGGTCAAGACCATTTTTGTCATAGCCAGACATACGCAGAGATAGCACTTTCTTTAGGAATCAGTCTATCACGTTCCGCCCCACTTGAAGGAGTATTTTAATGGATTTTATAAAGCACCCAGACGCATACAATCAAACCCTTGAGTGGGAAAAATGGCGATACACTGCTGAGAGTGGCCAAGACTTCATAAACAGGTATCTAAAGCAATTCTCTGCACGAGAAGAGGCTTTGAGTTTCCTACGACGCAAGGACATGACGTATTGTCCGGCGTATGCGAAGGGAGCGTTAAACGATGTGAAGAATGCCATTTACCAGCGCATGGCAGACATTATCCGTGAAGGTGGCCCAGAGTCTTACATGACGGCGGTTCGTCGTAATGTGACTCGTAAAGGCCAGGATATGAACTCCTTCATAGGTTATAGCGTCTTACCGGAGTTGTTGGTAATGGGCCGCGTAGGGATTTTCGTAGATAGGGAACCCCTACCGAGTTTTGCAACGAAGAAGGACGCTGCTGCGAATCCCCCTTATCTCTACATCTACCCAGTGGAAAAGATTCTAAACTGGGCGTATGAAAAAGATGAATTGGTTAGTGTCATGTTGGAAGACACTGTTCCTATTTACGATGAGGACACGTTGCTTCCTGTAGGGGAAAAAACATCTCAACGTCTTTTAAATAAGACGGAAAACGGTGTAAGGGTCCGTATTTTCAGCGGGGGCAAAGAAGCAGAACAGGATTACATGTTGGACATTGATAAAGTCCCATTTGTAATTTTTGATATTAAGCAATCCCTACTTACGGATATTGCGAACTATCAAATTGCATTGATGAACTTGGCAAGTTCCGATCTTAATTACTGTTTCGTTGCTAACTTCCCCTTCTTGACGGTTAATACAAACCCGATTGAAGATTACGGAATGGGGCAGGCTAACGTATCTTCTGTCAGTTATGAGAATGGTTTGACTGAGGGGCCTGATGGGGCGGTAAATATAACGCCTGTTTCAACTACCATGCAGAACATGGATGACGTTAAGACAAAAGTCAGTCCAAGTATGGGGATGAAGTACGGTGTAGGTCTTGAGAGACCTGGGTTTATTTCACCACCTACTGACCCATTAGTAGCTAGCATGAAGAAACAATCAGAGATGAAGGAAGAGATTAAGCAGTTGCTTAATCTGTCTCTCTCTTCGATGGGGGACTCCAAAAGTAAGGAAGAGGGGTTGTCCTTCATAGGACAAGAGTTGGAACGTGGGGAGCGTGAGATTGCAGCAGTTTGGGGACAGTATGAAAAGTCCAATCTTCAAGCAGTCATCAAGTACCCAAACAACTACTCACTTAGAACAGATGGGGAACGTTTTGTTGAAGCCGAAATGTTATCTGCCATTGCACCCAGTCTTCCCTCTCGAACCGCAAAGCGGGAACTTACTAAGTCAATCACTCGTTTGTTACTTGAGAACAAAGTATCTCCTGAGACGATGCGAACTATTCTCGTAGAGATTGATACGGTAGAGAACGTGGTTACTGACCCGAACGTGTTGGCGATGGACTATAGCAACGGGGTTGTGAGTGAAGAACTCTACAGCAAGTTGCGTGGTTATCCTGAAGGTGAAGTAGCCAAGGCTCGTATAGACCATGCCGAAAGAGCAGCACGCATTGTGTTAGCCCAGACAAGCGCTTCTATGCAGAATCCAGCGGCTCGTGGTGTACCGGACGTATCAGTAGATTCCAGTGAACCCACAATGGAGAAGACTCTTTTTCAAGATGCGGCAATGTCAAGAACGGCAGAACGAATGGTACGAGGTAAAGTCTAATGTCAACAATATATGCGAGTGTGCATGAGGGGGATAATTTCTTTGAAGAGGAATTGGGCGGGGAAGCGTGGTCCTCCGCAACTAAATCACAACAGCAGAAAGCACTCAACAAGTCCGCACGGCTGATTAACAGATTGAGGTATTCAGGTTATAAGACATCCGGTACTCAATATGAAGAGTTCCCCAGAAATGGGGAAACCGATGTACCGGATGATATTATGATAGCAGTAATTTTAGTAGCCGACCGTCTTTTGGACGGGATTGACACTGAGACAGAGTTTGAGAATTTACAACTCACCAGTGCCACATTTTCACAAATATCATCTACCTACAATCGGAAAACGATTGCCCCTCATGTAGCGGCAGGAATCCCCAGTAGCGACGCATGGAGATTACTGCTGCCTTACTTGAAGGTCAGTACGACTATTCCGTTGTGTAGGGTCTAAGAAAGGTAACACTATGTCTGATGAAACAACCCCGGCAGCAGATGAACCCGTAGTCCCGCAGGAACTCCCTAAGAACGAGGAAAAACTCGTTCCTCAGACCAAGGTAAATTCTCTTGTAGCGGCTGAAAAACGTAAATATGAAGAGACCGCTAAAAAGGCACTTGCCGAACTTGAGCAAATCAAGCAATCGGCTAACATGACAGCGCAAGAGAAGCAATCTTTGGAAGAGCGGATGGAATCTCTTCGGAATGAATTTCTTACTAAAGAGGAACTTGCTAAGAAGGAAAAAGCAACTCTTGAAAAGAAATATCAAACCGATTTGGAGAGTGAGAAATCAGCAAGTCAAGCATGGCGTGAGCGGTATACCGCAGCAACTATTGAACGTTCCATTGCAGATGCTGCCAATCAACACAAAGCATTTTCCACCTTGCAGATTGAGGCGATTCTAAAGCCTCTGACTAAGTTGGAAGAGATTCTGGATGATAATGGGAAGTCTACTGGGGCATTTAAACCCGTGGTGGCTTTTAATGATGTAACAGACAAAGGGGAGCCTATTCTGTATAAACTCTCTCCTTCTGAAGCAGTGAAGAAAATGTCTGAGAAGGATGAGTTTTTCAATTTGTTTAAGAGTGAGGCGACTGGGGGCGTTGGCGGTTATAACGTCTCAAGTGTGCGTCCTACGGATATGCGAGCAATCGCTTCCAACCCTGAAAAGTATCGCGAAATGCGTGCTAAAGGGCAACTTCCTAAGTAGTATAAGGTATTAAAATAATGGCTAATGATCTTAGTATGTTCATCCCGGAGCATTGGGCACAAGAAGCCCTTGCCATCCTTGAAGAAAACACCGTTGCTGCTAACCTTGTGAATCGTGATTTCGAGAATCAGATTGCATCTTTTGGTGATGTTGTAAATACCCGTCGTCCCGGTAAGTTTGAAGCCAGTCGTTATCAGTCTGGTGATATTTCCCTGTCCGATATTACCGCCACCAACGTGGCTGTGCCGCTTGACCAGTTGGCTTATCAGGCGTTCATTATCAATGACAAGGATATGTCTCTTTCCATCCCTGGGCTGTTTGACACCTATCTGAAGCCCGCTGTCCAGGCTATCGCCCGTCAGGTGGATGAAAGCATTATCGCCCAGAAGTATCAGTACCTTACCAACTGTGTTGGTAAAATCGGTACGGCTCTCACCAAGGACACCGCGATCAATGTTGACAAGTTCTTCAACAGCAAGAACGCTGGTGGTACTCGTTACGCGCTCCTGTCTGCCGCTCAACAGGCTGACATGTTGGGTGAAGCGCAGTTCACAAATGCTTATCAGTTGGGTGACAATGGTTCGGCTCTTCGTAACGCCACCCTTGGTCAACTGTACAACACCAACTGGGTATTGGCACAGAACAACAAGACGGTAGCCACGGGTGATACGGTCATTACTGCCGCTGTCAACCATGTTGGTGGGTATGTTGCTGGTGATACTGCTATTGTTATTGATAGCACGTCCACTGCTGGTACTGCTGGTGGCTGGTGTACTATCGCTGGTGATATGACCCCGCAGCGTATTACGTCTTGTACCCCGACCGCTCTGGTTATCAGCCCCGGCCTTCGTAATGCTGTTGCGAATGACGCGGTTGTCACCTTCTACACTCCCGGTACTGTCAATCTGCCTGCTGGTTATGCGATTGGTCATATTGGGCCTTTTACCACTGGTACGTTCTCGGTTGCCCCCCAGAAGGGTCAACTGGTTTCCTTCGGTACTGGTGCTACTGTGTATGGGGCGGTTGGTACTCCAACCACGACCTCCCTGAAGGTTGACCGTCCTTTGGGGGTTGCCCTGACAAACAGCGAAATCGTTGGTGTTGGCCCTGCTGGTGACTATGGTTTTGCCTTCACCAAGGATGCTCTTGCCCTTGTGTCGCGTCCGTTGGCTCTGCCCCCGACTGGTGCTGGTGCTTCCAGCTATGTTGCGAGTTACAATGGGCTGTCCATCCGCGTTACCATGCAGTACAACACGCTTACCAGCGGTGGGGGTCTCATCGTTAAGGTTGACACGCTGTATGGTGTGAAGCCCCTTAACACCGACGCTGGCTGCGTCATCCTTTCCTAATGCGTTGGGTCGATGGGGTAATCTACAGTTTGGAGAAATACCATCCGACTGAGATAACTTGGAAACAAGTCTCAGGGACTACCCCCGACCTGACCACGGGGGAAGTAACTGAGTCCAGTATCTCGATAGTGTTCCGTAAAGCGGTAGTGTTGCCCCAAGATGTGCTTGTCGCCATCTTGGGGCAAAACGATACAGATGTTGACAGCCAAATATTTCTGGTAAGAGAGAAATCTTTTAATGGGTATATGCCCCATACCAGAGATATTATCACAATAAGTGAAGTAGAACTTATTGTGAGTAAGGTTCATAAATATCTGGATTGTTATGTGTTGATAGCCAAGGGGGTAAATGCTAATGACTGACAGTAGACTACCCCGTTGGCTCAGACAATCTGTGTATTATCACTTCAATGACTTGAAGGAAGGTACATGGACGCTACGCTACGAGGATGATTTGGGCACATCAACTACCCCATCACAAGTGTGTGAGGTAAGGATAGATGGCCCACGGTTACATAATACTGGAACCACCATTTGTACATTCGATATTACATGTGTCCTTAGCACTATACAGGGCACCAATATGTATACTCATAGCACAATGGTAGGTGAAGTCTTGGCAAGTTTCACTGACAGTATAATCATCCGAAAAATGGGAACTGATGCAGATGAAGGAACTTCGGTAGTGTTGGGATGCTCCTCCATGCGTGGGGACATTCAAGTAAGAAACTATGACAGAGATGCGTTGAAGTTACAACAATCAACCATCTCTGCATCGTACAGGCTGGAGATATAAAATGGCCATAGTAGAACTAAAATATGCAACTATTCTGCTTGTTGATGGGGACACCCCTGTTAATACGCTGAGTCTTAAAATTGGAGATGGTAATCTTACCTACTCTGAAACACGCGCTGTAGAGTACAAGAAAGATAAGGGTAAACTTGACCAGGTTCGTTTGGGGGATGAAGCCCCCGTGGATGTATCGTTGGACTGTCAACTTGAGAAATGGATTTCATCCAGTGGGGAACTTATTACCCCCCGTGAAGCCCTTACTAATACTGGCCGTGCTGCGGATTGGGTTACGTCCAGTTCGGATGTTTGTGAACCGTATGCGGTTGATTTGGTAGTTAATTATCAACCCCCGTGTGCTACGTCTGGGGCATCTCAGTTGATTACTCTGACTGACTTCCGTTATGAGAAACTGGACTTTGACCTGAAGGCTGGGACGTTGAAGGTTTCTGGTAAGTGTAACTGTACTTCTGCCACCTATGCCGCTGATGTTAGCGACGGCGCAGTCTAACCGAAAGGAATATTTACGTATCATTGTCCCTGTACTTCGGGACAATGATACGTAAAACATTTTTATGAAACTCTTTGGACAAACTTTTGAGAAGCCCCATTTTGATGCAGTCCCTATCATCCGGGGTGAAGATGTAATGTACATCATCTGTGAATCAGTTGCTAACATGGATGATTTTGATGTTAAGTGCCCAGAGCCTAAGCCACCGATGGCTATGGTCCCCGGTGGGGAATCTTCTCCTGACTATACAGATAAAGAGTTCAAGAAGAAGATGGATGCACGCGGTCTACAGAAGATTCATTATCTGATTGTGAAGTCGTTGGCTCGTGTTGAGAAGTTGGTGGATGGGCAAACAGTTTCTGAAGAACTTGGTTGGGAACTGGTTGACAAGGATGACCCCACTACATGGTCTATGTGGATTGAGGACATTAAGGCAGCAGGTTTGACCGACTTTGAAATTAGTAAAATTCAATCTACCGTTTTTGAGGTGAATAGCCTTAATAACGAAAAGGTTGAGGCAGCCCGTAAGAGTTTTTTAGTTACCAAAGCGGCAGTAAAATAATAATGCCGCAAGGTCGTACTTTTAAATACTCGGTTTGGAGGGCTTGTGAAAGAATTGGTTTGAATCCACCCGGTATAACAGTTAATAACTGGGAAGACCTTGATGTGGTAAGCCAGTCCAATCTTTTAGCCTATGACCAGGTAAGAGGGTACGAAGATGTTGAAATGCAGGTATCCCGTTTTTGAGGTGGATACAGTTTACTTTCAGGCAGCGGTACACGAATTGCTCTCTTCTATATTGAAGAGAGCAATTCGTGCTTGGTATAAGGAAGTATGGGGGGATATACCTGTATGGTCGGGAATGGCACAGGCAGAATTTATTCCATTAGGAGCAACCATTGGGGATGTTCCTACCGCCCAAACTGAAATAGTTTTTGATACAGAAGGTGTTAGACCTTCAATGGGTAGGTCAATAGGCCAAGACTCATTCAAGATAGAAACTGGGAATGGGTTATATCACTTTAATTTTACAGTAGGTGTACCTCACACAAATATAAATAGTGGAGATGGTGCCAAGCAGATGAATCTTAAAAGACCTGTCCCTTGGCAAACTTTTGTTAAGGCAGCAGTAGCACTTAAAAATGAGATTGAGATGGCGATGCTTGAGACAAAACTTTCACAGTTATTGTCAGAATCTATCCATGTAACAATTAAGGAAACACGATAATGACTGTAACAAGTATTGATCTTCTATTTAATGCCTCAAGTTTAGAACCAGGTGTTAAGAAAGCCCAAGATATATTAGACCAATTACCTAAATCAGTTAGGGCGATGGTTACTAATGCAAATCTTGAAATAGATAAATTAGGCAATGGGCTATTAACCGTTACAAGTAGGTCGGTAGATAGTGCGTTGAAAGAAGTAAAACGCTACACAGTTGAAGGAAATAAAGTCCTATTCGATGCTAATCAGAAACAAAATATATCGCTTAAAATGTTTGACCCAAAAGCATTTGAAGCAGACTTAAATAAGGTCAGTGCCGCGTTACAGAAGAAACAGGATTTAATAACTCAGGCTAATATACGTGGGCAGGAACTGGAACGTAGTTTCCAAGTATCACATGAAGAAGATGTTAGAAAACAGGCAGAATCATTAAGGAAGCAACAGGAAACTTCTCTTGCTGGGTCTAAAGCAGTATTAGCGCGTAATAAAGTATCATCGTCAGTTGCATTGGACACATCTTCATTAAGCCCTTCTGAGTTATCTAAGATACAGGGGGCTATGAACAGTTATCAGAAAGCACTAACTGGCACTGGGGATGTTAATAGAACCACAGAAATATTAGGGCAATCTGATTTAAACCAACTGTCATTACGGAATACAAAGTTAAGAGAAGCAGCCCTTGCATATTTAAGATTACAGGCGGCAGTAGAAGGTGTAGCAGAAGCCCAACAAAAATTAGCACTACAAGAAAGTGCTTCAAAGCAAGTTTCTGATATAACCCAGTCAAAACAGTTTGGTGGTGGTGCTATTCCAAGTACTGCACAGCCAGGGCAGATCGCATCTTTTGAGAATGCTAAAAACACTCTTGCTAATTTTGCAAAGTCCTCTCAAGAGCATGGTAAGGCTGTCAGCCAAGTATTTGCGGATATGGCTGCTGGGCAGCAGAAGGCTTATGGTGCGGGAACATTAGAGTCTCAGGCATCTGCAAAACTACAGAGCATGACCCGTGCCTACCAAGACATGGGTAAGGCTGCGTGGGGTGCTTATAGCCCCATTGAACTCATTAAGCACGTTATTATTTTCGGTTACGCCTATCAACTTTGGTACGGGTTTATTGCCAGTATTAAACAGGGTGCTACCGACGCACAAGAACTTGCCCAGCGTATTGCAGAAATTCGTACCATTTCACAGCGTGCTCAACTTGCTCCCAGCGCATGGGGTGCTGGGCTAACAAATATATCCAACCAATTTGGTATGGATGTAATTGATGTTGCCAAGGCTGCGTATGAAACACTTTCTAACCAAGTCGCTCAAGGGGCTGATACATTTGATTTCTTGGGTAAGTCTGCTCTGTTTGCCAAGACGACGGTTGCAACCAATGCAGAAGCAGTAGACCTTCTTACAGGGGCGATAAATGCTTATGGCATGAAAACCACTGATGTTACTCGTATCAGTGCGGAGTTATTCAAGACGATTGACTTGGGGCGTGTACGTGCCTCGGACATGGCAAATAGTTTTGGGCAGGTTGCTATTCAGGCGGAACAACTTGGTGTGTCATTTGAGGATATGCTGGGTGTAATTTCATCTGGTACTCGCAAGGGTATCAAGTATGACGAATTAGCCACACAGTTGCGTGGGGTTATGACCGCCCTTATCAAGCCCTCCGAAGCAATGAAAACTGCTTTGCGCGAGATGGGTGCGGATAGTGCTCAAGCGGCTGTACAGATGTTTGGTTTGCCTGGGGTGTTTGATAGACTTGCTAAGTCTACTGGTGGTGCATCAGAAGAGATGGCACGGTTGTTCCCCAACGTTCGTGGACTCCGTTTGTTCATGGGGCTTGCTGGGGATGGTGCAACACAACTTGCAGACGACATCAAGAAGATTAAATATGACTCTTTAACTGAGTATGGTGTTGCTGCCAATGACATGATGAATAGTCAGGCAGTAAAAGTAGCGCAGTTAAATACTGAGTTTAAAAACTACTTTATTGGTATAGGAGACTATATCAACAAGGCTAAGGCAGTTACCCAAGAGACTATTGGCGGTACTAATGCTGTATCTGGTATGGCACATACAGTAATAGATTTGGGGCTTGCTTGGGCAGGGATGAAAGCCTTTAGTGCTGTTGGTGGTTTAGGTATAGGAAAAACTTTATCAGATTCTTTTTTATCCTCTAAAATGTATATAGAAGAATCAAGAAAAGCATCACTCTTATATGCAAATCAACTGCCTACTTTGGAGAGGGGCTTTAGAACTACTGCTGCTGGAGTAAGAGGGTTTGCAACAGAACTAATGGGTGCTCGTGTGGCAGCAATGGCACTAAACGCCGTTAAATTTGCTGGGTTTATGCTTGCTATTGAAGAAGTAATGCATCTAATCAGTGAATTTAATAGAAAGACATTAGACCCCCACGAAGCCATTGCAAATTCAAAGGGGTTTGACACCTCTATTTTAATTCAACAGAATGAGAAAAAATACGGCACCCTGATAGATGAAATTGATCGTAAAAACAAAGAGGTGGGTGCTAAGTATGGAGAATTAAAAGGTGAAATACAAAAAGAGATTTCTGCCCTTGGTAAGGTACTTAGCAATGAGAATGACAGTATTTCCAAGGTAACGGGGGGTAAGTATACAAGCGAAGGCTTATCTAAAGTTTTACCTGCTAAAGAGGTTGAAGCCCTATCAAAGACATTTAGTAGTGTAGATTCAATCATACTGAAGAATAAAGAAGATTTACAAAGTTTTAAAGAGCAACTAACAGACATTATGTCAAAGTCCTCTTTAGGAGACCCATTATTAACTGGCTTTGATAAAATTCACAATAAAATTGAGGAGTTGAAAAAGGGGTTATCTTTAACGCTTGATGTTAATACCAAGGGGTTCAATGCGGGGGATGAAAAAGCATTCTCTGCCATAGGTAAATCGTTCAAGGAATTGATGGCTGTCTATGGTGCCCAATCAGAATCAGCAGCATCTAAAATAAATGCAGCCAGAACTGGGGGTAGTACAGACTTAGAAGTAGAGATGTGGAAAGAGGAACTATTAGTAGCAAAAGAGGGTCAAGCAAAATTACTAAATCAGTACAATGCTTATGTACCAGCATTACAGGGTGCTACTGATAGAGTAATTGCAGTAAAAGAAAAAGAAATTGAACTACAAAAGAAGTCCAAGACTCTCACTGACCAGATGCAGGCGGATTTAGCCAATAAAAAAGCATTGTCTGAGAACTCAGTAGCCCTAAAAGAGAATGAAGCAAACCGGATTGAGGCAGCTACTAAGACAATGCAGGATTTGGCTGGTGGGAGTAAAGTAGCAGAATCGGCATTGTTTCACCCAATCCCATTTTCTGACTCAGCAGCTATGGATACTGCTGGTCGCACTGAGATAAGAAGATTTCAGGCTGAAGTAGAGTTATTAAGAAACACAATAGGTGAAAAGCCAATAACCTTACCATTAAAAATGGACTGGGTGACACCTAAACTTAATATAAATAATACAGATAGACTATTAGATATTTCCAATCCGCTACTTAAAACAAAAGATTTAACAGAAGCCTATGGTGAATTGTACAACGCTGGTGTAAAAGCAGCCGCAGCCTTCCCAGTTGGCAGTGACTCAAACAACAAACTTCTTGAAGTAGCAAATACAGCAAGAAAAGCAGGGGAAGAGTATAAGAAATTATCTGAAAAAGGCGAAACACTAAAGAAGAAACAGGAAGAACTTTCAGCTGTAGTGGCAAAAGAAGATGCAAGCACTGTTAAACAGGCTCAAGATAGATTGTGGGGTGGTATAACAGGGGCTGTAGACGTGGCAAAGTCTGGAATGGGGCCGTTGAAAGACTATCTGAAACAAAATGTACCAAATGTTCTTTTTGGTGCAGATTTATCTAAAACACAAGAGGAGTTTGATAAATTTAAAGAATCTGTTACATCTGAGGATTTATTACAGCCCGTTAAATCCATTCCACAAACTACTGACCAGACGGCTGAAAAAAGATTACAAGAAGCACAAGCCGCTGTCCAGCAGGAGCAAGAACGTAAACAAGCATTTGCATTACAGCAAGAACAATTTCAGTACCAAGAACAAGTTAATAGTATAAATGCTCGTGCTGCTGCATTACAAGAGACCATCAAGCATGAGAGCACCTTGCTTGGTATAACAAAAGAACAAACTCGGTTGATGGAGACACAGAACAGGTTATCTAAGGATCAGTCTGCAAATAGTGATAAGATTGCACTTCTTCAACTTCAGTCAAAATTGTATGGAGTGGATAATACAAAGGAGATTGAGCATCTACAGTACAAATCTGATAAAGCACAAGAAGAAGCGTTAAAGAATAAAATTGACTCACAAGGTACATCAGATGAATTAGCCCGTAAACAGGCAGCAGAGGAACTACGGGCATCTGAAGTAGCCAGACAGAATCAGTCGAGACAACAAGCAGAAGAGGCAGCGCGTATACAGAATGATAAAGTAAAGTTAAATGAGGAGCAAAGAAACAAGCAGTCTCAATTAGCGGGACAAGCAGCAGCACAAAATATACCACAGGATGAAACATTCAAAAACACAATAGCAAGTTTTGGTGTGTTGGACACTGCAATAATTAACACGGCAAACTATCTGAATCAGATGAGTGGTCAGCCACAGCAGGTTGTCCAAGCACCATTGCAACAGGCAGCACAACAGCAGGCAGCACAACAGCAGCAACAGGCAGCACAAGCCCTTGGTGAAGCGGCACAACAGCAAGAACAGGCAGCAAACAGTTTCAATGCTTATCAGAGGGGGCAGGTATCTATCACTGGTGGGTATCAATACGGT